AGACCTCCTCCGACTCCAGCGATCTTTGAAGCAATTGAACTCCCAGCGCCAGCCATAATCTTCGTAAATCCTCCGGATGCAAAGTACGTCCCTATAGCCCCGGCAGCAACACCACCTATTCCGGAGATCGCAGAAGTGAGTGATCCTAAAGATGAAGTGAGAGCCCCGGAGAATGTTTGAAGGATATCGAATCCTCCGCCTTCATTCTCTGCGCTTCTAGCTACCGCTAAATCTCCACCCCGAAGCTCATTTAGAATATCAAAAAGATGTTCCGTTTGAGTCTCTGAATTAACCCAAATATCGCCAAGGTAGTCGGTGGCATCTTTCGCTAGAAGGTACATTCTTTCTCTGTACCTCTCTTCCTCAATAGGAACTTCTTTTCTGGCTGTGACGGCGGACGCGATAGACTCCAAGTATACTTCACCCCGGTTATCTACTTGAGGCTGCTGGGGGGCTATAATCGGTTGACTGACAACCTCATCGCCCGATGACTTTTGAGTGACTCTAGACCTCTGCTCAAGCAACCTCTCTCTTTCCTTGAGGGCCTCTTCTCGAGCATTTTGAGCCCTATCTTTCTCTAGAGCTATCCTCTCGTCTTCAGAACTACCACCCTCACCACCTCTTCCTAAGGTAGAGATTTTATCGACACCGAAAGCATCTGCAACCTCTTTAGCAAGAGGTATCGCTCCGCCAAGTCCCACTGACCCTAGCAATCCTTCGCCGAGAGCAACAAGTAAACCTTCCTCAACATCCTGAGTGCCTTGGTTCTGAAGAAACTGCTCTCTAACTCGAGCGCCTGTCCCAGAGACTCTCCTGTTCAGGTTGTTGGCTATTTCAGCATTTGATGTACTCAGGGAGCTGAATGATTTATTGATATCCTTAAAAGCTATCGTAAACTTGTCATCCTTAAATGCTTTTCCGATGTTGTTGATATCCGATAGGAGTTTACCCCTATCTTGATCAGACATTCCTTCGAGAGACGCTCTTTTGATCTTCTTAGGTACATCTTCGCCGAGGAACTCCATCAGTCGAACGAAATCATCAAAGGCTTGCTGCTGTTCTCGATCTGTGGTCTTATCAGAATTGATTAATTGATTGAACCTTTCAATCGAATCCTTAACGCTGAGGGATATCTCGAGATCATCCGGAAGACTTTTCAGCTGACCACCTAGAACCTCCATAGTCTCAACAAGTTCTAGCTGCTGAGATTTGGAAAGATCAGATCGAACTTCGCCGTCTTGCTGAAATGAGCTAATCGTCTTGAATGAATCAATAAGTCCACCCAAGTCCTTCTCGTCCCTACCGGTTTGTCGGGCAATATCAGAGCGATTATTGAAGACTATCGTCTCAAGGCTTCTGATGTCCCTGATCTGATTATTAAAGATGTCCATAGTCTCTTTAAAGACTTGGCTAGACTCTCTTCTTTGAGCGATCTTCGCTTTAAGAAGGTCATCACTAATGGTCCCATAGATAAAGTCGCTTATTTGGGTTGTAATCCCCTCAGATTCAAATGTTGCCACTAGCCTTAGCCTCCTCGAATAACTGCTTATTCAATCGAGCATAAAGGGCGTAAACCTCGTTGTACGGCATAAAATCAAGATCGTACATACTCTGGTAGCACTTATATGCCAGAGAGAATTTTATCTCTATCAAACTCTTGTAATCCACGAAACGGAAGGAGGTCGGCCACCTCCAAACCGACGACAACCCTGTAGTTAAACCCACAGTGATTACAGGTATAGGGGACCGGCTTCAAGCCGTGGAAAATTTTACCTTCTACCGCCCTCACTAGAGCAGCCGTCTCCATATCCAAATTGGACATGACTTCGTATGCCTCATCAAACTCCATATTCCGAACCATCAGAGAAAGTGTGGATATCTCGATATCTAAATTATCCGGAATTTCAAGCAACCTTGGAACATCTTTAACCCGAAGGGCATCCAAATGAATCTCTCGATTGTCTGAGACTTTTATCTTCACTGGAAGAGATTTGACTTCAATGTCCTTAAAATCGAACATCGTAGCATCCACCGTCATCTTGTTTTCTTTTTTGCAGTCCGGGCAGTCGCTTATGACCCCCCATTGTTTTGTTGGAGTTGTTTGGAGAGCTACATAGATCATGATGAACTTGTAGTCAGGGTAAGTGATATTCTCTACATCGATCCCACGAATCACATTGCGGTAGACCTCGAGAACCATAGCCTCGCTCATATTATTTGGATCGATCTTCTTAACTTCACCAAAAGTAAGAGACCTCCACTGGAGCTGATTCTCCTCGTAAGGTATGAACTTCGAAGGTAGTTCACTACCCCTTAGATTTGACCAGACGTTTGAGTCTTGGCTCTCCTTTGCCACTTTTTTCATCATTGGCATTTTTACTCCTCAGATCAACAATTCTCATTAACCCTCGCCGACAACGACAAGATTTACATTGAAAGTATACGCTTCTGAGGCTTCGTAGTCCAAGGAGTCAACCAATTCACCCTCTGGATAGACATAAAGAATTTTAGTATCTATGGGGTTGTCGTGATCATTTGGAAGAAATTTTCTTATCTCCATTATTCTGGAAATATTGTTGATGGTTCCCACTTGATGATTATTATCACCGACTCTTCCACCACCGATCTCATTGTTCATCCAGTTGTCGAAGAATCTAAGTAGAGGGTAGTTCTTAATATCATAAAGAACCATCTGGACCCCGCCGATCTGACTCGCGAGGGGAATCTTGAGCCCGTAAAACTCAAACTCCTTGGAAAGAATATTAGCTCGCGTGAATTCAATACTACGAGCTAACAGAAATACGGAATCTGGGGAAACTACCCCGCCAGAATCCATGGATGATTTCAAAAGGTCGAACTGCGAATCGGCCCCATTCGGGAACTTTTTTAACAAAACCTCCCAATGATACCGAGTCGCAAATTCAATCTTTCTAATAACATCTTGGTTAATTTTAGTCATTAACTACTGATCTTCCCAAACCTAAAGTAGTCATAGACCAAGGACAGCTGTGGCTTCATGAAAGAAGAGTCTTCAGCTGTAAGATCACCGACAACAAAGTCGCCCGGGTATGCACCGTAAAGGGTGTAAATCTGATCAGTGTCCTCGTTCTTAGCGTCAAGAAGAATCATCTTAACTGTACCCTCATACTCAGCTTTACTGTTTTGAGTTGAGTCATCGTCGTTCCAACAAAGTTGCTTCCAAGCCTCAATAGCGTTCTGAATAGTTCCGCTCTCGTCTTCAACAAAAGTCATAGAGAGAGGGCTGTTGTATTCAGGAGTACCATGCCTTCGAACCTTGTTTCCACGAATTGATTGCTCAATTGTGTTGTCAGTTCGATTTGGAAGAGTGATTGTTTCACAACGAAGATCGAATCCGTCCAAACCTTCTACTGGCCCCAGAATCTCAACTCTCCATCGAAAGGATTGCTGTAAGTTCCCGAGCCCTCTTAGTTTACTGTGATCAATTCCTGCCATTTTTAGATCTCCCTATTAAAGCGCACCGCTAACGGTCCGCAGGTCGTCAAAATTAACTCCAGTTCGAGTGATGATAATCCCAAGAACAATTCTCTCCGCTGCCTTAGTCGGACTAAAATACAAGTCCACATGAAGCTCGTAATTGTCGATGGTGGAGGGAGTATTGTTTGTGGAGTCTGCCACTACTTCGAACTCACTGACACCCTGACCAGCTTGAACTTGACGCATGAACGCCTGAATTCCTGTACTGATCTGGCTAAGAGCATCAATAGTGAT